AATAAATATCCGCAAAATCGCTATTATCAAATAACTTTACGTAAGCTTTGTACTTTTCGTTCATTGTCGAATGGTAACTACACTCACAGTCGTAGATTTGGATATCGTACCTATTTGTCTCTGTTATGACTAATGATGTCATTAGAGTAGGTTTTAATCCTAATTTACATCTGACTATGTTAGTTATACCTGATGTTGAACTTAATGGATACTCCACTACGTCTTCATTTACTAAATTATTAATCTGATCTAATATATCTTGTGTTGGCTTTCGTGATCTAAGCAATTGCTTTTCTAACGCATAATGTAACTTGTATTCTTTAATAGAATACGCAATAAGACCTAATGCAGTTACATTTTGTTTAATTACTTTACCACTAAGTGCTTCTTGTAAATCGATTCTAATTTTAGCATTACCGAGAAGCGGATCGGGTAATACTGATTCATCTTTTTCGAATTTTGCTCTAACTCTCATTCTTCTTTTCAGAGCTGTAATATCTTTAATGTCATTTCTAGACATCTGTTCGTCATTTGAACTTGATACGATTATCTTTGACTCAAAAGCTATTCCTTTATCATCGAGCGCCGCTTGATTGGTGTAATGTGTTACATTAGAACACCAACTAATCATATTTAGCGCTGAATTAATATCGGGACAGTTATTATCTTGGAATAAATCGTCTATAGTTAAGACGTACTGCTGTCTATAATTAGTTAGATATTTATCTGAAAAGTTTACTGAGTGTGAAAATTCACTTTCATTTGCTGGAATTTCATAGTCTCCTTGCTTTAAATGTTGATACAAGCTGTTTACAAAAAGAGCTACAAATTGTGACTTTCTTGTGCCAGGTTGACCAATAAAATTTATCCAAAATGGAGTGAATCTAGATGTTTCTGAGGATGGTGTTTTAAAAATACAGTTTCTTAATTTGTTAATATCATTTAAAGTTTTGTTAATAAAATTTGTTGTTACTTGAGGAACTAAAATGTCTGTACTTCCAATACCATGAGCTACTTTGGTTAAAACGTTGTAAACGAAATTTACTCTTTTCTTCCAAAAACTGTTATTCATTATCGGTTGTAAGTTTTCTGGTTTTGTTATATGTTCAATATATTCAAAGACGTCTTTCTTTTGACATTCATCTGTTTCTATTTCATCTGTTGAATTAATTAAACGAACTAACAAATCATCAGAATCTCCACTGATAAGTTGACTAACTGCTTGAGAAATAAAGTTTCCAAAGTCTTTCATCATGGCAAGAACGGCATATAAACCATTCTTTTGTTTGGCAATACATGCCATAGCATTTGCTAAATTTTCACTAAGTGTTAAGTTGGCTTTTGAACTAGTAACGTTCACACCTACCATCAACGAAGCGCAAATTACTGCAATAGATGCCATAGCTGCTGAGATGACGGGTAAATCTGGTTTAAATGACTCTAAAAGAGAATCTTCCATAAGACTACTATAAGAAGTAGAACTTAGTCCTGGTGTCGGTTGTATCGGACGAGTCATAAAATCAGAAATTTTAAGTTTAAGAGTTGAACAAAGATTTTTAAATGTATTATAAAAGAATTCTATGCAAGATTGAAAAACGGTAAAAGCGGGGGTGATTTCATTTAAAAATTTCATAAAAGTTAAGAAAAGAGAGCTGATAGAAAAGTTTGTGGCTAATAGTGCTGCATCAGCTAGAAAACGAAAAGACATTTGTTCACACTGAGTTTGAGATAAACGATTTGAAAATAATGATTTAATTGAAAAGAACAAACCTGCACTTTGTGCCATTAGTGATTTTGTAGTATCACTAGATGAATCAAAGTAAGTTTTTAAAGATGTTGCTGATAAAGAAGTTTGACATTTACAAGTATAACAAGAAGGCCACTTTAAATATTGTGGTGGTCTTTTTATCCATAAATCTTGTAAATCGCTTTCCATACGATCTGAATAATAAATATCTGAGCTTAAATTGGTGAAAAATTCACTAGTGTGGTCATCAAATTCCTCTTTTACTAAAGTTAATAAAGGAGAATTTTCCCACTCAGTGACTAAACAACCAGGTTCGCCAGATAAATACTCGTCAACTACACAAGGAAAGTCTAACCACTGAGATGGTGTGTTGGTGGTTAGAATGACTGGAACTTCACATAAATTGGAGGTGTTGGGTAAATAATAAC